CGCGCAAGGGGCGAGCTGCAAACATCCTGACCAGTTCTGAGGGCGTTCTGTCTGCCCCTGAAACCGGCACCAAGAAACTTCTGGGGAGTTAAGCTATGGCCGATTCTCGCGCCGATGAGATCATTCGTCGTCAGGAGCGGATGGCGTCTGACCGCTCGATCTTCGAGCAGCATTGGCGCGAGATCGCCGAGCGCATCCTGCCCCGCAAGGACCATTTCCGCGTCAATCGCAATCCCGGTGACAAGCACACCGAGAAGGTGTTTGACGCAACTGCCAATCTGGCGCTGGAGCGCTTCTCTGCCGCAATGGAGTCGATGCTCACGCCTCGGACCCAGCGCTGGCATACGCTGCGTGTCGCCAATGACGAAATCAACGATCTGCCCGAGGTCCGCCGCTATCTGGACGATGTGGTGCAGATCCTGTTCCGGGTGCGCTATTCGCCGCGTGCCAACTTCGCCAGCCAAGCGCATGAGGTCTACATGGACCTTGGCGCGTTCGGCACCGGCTGCCTGTTCATCGATGACATGATCGGGCAGGGCATCCGTTATCGCTCGATCCCGCTGTCTGAGTTCTTCATCGCTGAAAACCATCAAGGCGTCGTCGACACCGTCAATCGCCGGTTTCCGATGACCGCCCGTCAGGCGGTGCAGCGCTTCGGTGAGAAGAATTGCCCGGAGGCCATCGTTAAATCGCTCGAGCAAAATCCGGACAAGACCTTCGACTTCATTCATTGCGTGATGCCCAACGGCGAGCGCATGGCGGGCCGCAAGGACTTCAGGGGCATGGCCTTCTCGTCGCACTACATCTCGATTGAGGGGCGTATGTGCGTGCAGGAGGGTGGCTATCACACCATGCCGTATGCGGTGGGCCGCTATGTCACCGGGCCGAAGGAAATCTACGGGCGCTCGCCCGCGATGACCGTGCTGCCCGATATCAAGATGCTGAACGAGATGAGCAAGACGGTGATCCGTGCGGCTCACAAGATGATCGACCCGCCGCTGCTGATGCAGGACGATGGCGCTCTGCAGGCCTTCGACCAGCGTCCCGGCGCGCAAAACTTCGGTGGCGTCGATGATCAGGGCCGTCAGGTCGTGCATCCGATGCAGATCAATGGCCGCATCGATATCGGCCTCGAAATGATGGACCAGCGCCGTCAGGTCATCAACGACGCGTTCCTTGTCACCCTGTTCCAGATTCTGGTCGATGCGCCGCAAATGACGGCCACCGAGGCCATGCTGCGGGCGCAGGAGAAGGGTGCGCTGCTGGCTCCCTCTATGGGCCGTCAGCAGTCTGAATTGCTGGGGCCGCTCATTCAGCGCGAGATGGACATTCTTGGCCGTGCCGGTGTGCTGCCGCCGCCGCCTGATGCGCTGCTCGAAATCGGCGATGAGGTCGAGATCGAGTATGTGTCGCCGCTCAATCGCGCCCAGCGCGCCGAGGAAGGTGTCGCCATCATGCGCACGCTGGAGGCCGTCGCGCCGCTGGCGCAGGTCGATCCGTCGGTGATGCTGGTGTTCAACCCGCCGGAAATCGCCCGCGAGCTGGCCGACATCAACGGAATGCCCGCCAAGACGCTGCGCTCTGCCGAAGAGGTCGAGGCGCTCAAGGCGCAGCAGGATCAGGCCGCGCAGGCGCAGATGCTGTTGCAGGCTGCTCCGGTGGCCTCTGGTGTGGCGAAGGATATGGCGCAGGTGCAGGCCATGACCGGCGCTGCTCCCGCTCAGGGTCTGCCCGCTATCATGCCGGGAGGCGGCGCGTGATCCGCGCTGCTCTTGCCCGCATCATAGGCCGCAAGCGCGCCTATCGCCGTCTGTTCCTCGATGCCGACGGCAAAGTCGGCCCGGACGCCGAGATCGTTCTGGCCGATCTCAAACGCTTTTGCCGCGCCATGTCGTCCACGATGGTCATGTCGCCCGTGTCCAAGTCTATCGACCCGCTGGCGATGGCGATGGCCGAGGGTCGGCGCGAGGTGTGGAACCGGCTGATGGCGCATCTGCACATCGACGACAAGGTCGTCACCCGCTTGGAGGAGCCTGATTATGGCGAGTAAAAACGCGGCAGCGATGCTGTCTGGCAAGGATGGCGACTACGACAACAACGTGGCCGCCTCCGAGTTCTTTTCGACGCTGCTGGCCGCGTCCACCTATGCGCAGGTGTTGCACCGGCAAACGGTGGGCGAGGGCTCTGATGCCCGTCACCGGGCGCTGGGCGATCTCTACGATGGCTTGATCGAGCTGTCGGACGACGTGGTCGAGCAGTATCAGGGCTGCTACGGGCTGGTGCGCTATGTGCTGGTCAAGCCGAGCGAGCCTGCCGATGCTCTGGCCTTCGTGGGTGAGCTGTACGACTACATCGAGGCGACCCGCTACAAGGTGTGCGACGAGACGCACATCCAGAATTCTATCGATGAGATTTGCAGCCTGCTGTCGCGGATGAAGTTCCGCCTGCGGTTTCTGCGCTGATTTCGCCCGTTAGGGCATATTTGGGAGAGAAGTGATGAGTGATGGTGCAACTGGGTCTGTGGCAAACGCAGGCAACCCGGCGGGCGATGGTGCTGCCGGTGGAGCAAATGGTGGCGCTGGTGTTCCGGGCGCTGGATCAGGCCAGCCGGATGGCGGTCAGGGTGGCGGTACGCCTCCTGCTGCTGCGTCGTGGCTGGATACAATCGAGGACGCCGAGCTGAAGGGCTACGTCCAGAACAAGGGGTGGAAGGACCCGCGTGAGCTGGCTGACGGCTACCGCAATCTGGAGAAGCTGCTCGGTGGTGAAAAGCTGCCGATGCCCAAGGGCGACGACGATGCCGATGGGTGGAATCGCGTGTTCGACAAGCTGGGTCGTCCGCAGGCTGCCGATGCCTACAAAATCCCGACGATGGGCGATGGGCAGGAGCAGTTCGTCAAGGATGTGCAGGGCAAGTTCCACGAGCTGGGCTTGACCGAGAAGCAGGGCAATGCGCTGGCCGAGTGGTATCACGGTGTCCAGAAGGGCATGGTCGATTCCTCGATGGCTGGCTCTGCCCAGAAGGCCGAGGCCGATCTGTCGGCGCTCAAGCAGGAATGGGGCGGCGCTTACGACGAGAACATCGAGCTGGGCCGTCGTGCTGCGCGTGAGTACGGCATGGATGAAGGCAAGCTGACCAAGATCGAGCAGGCGCTCGGCACGGGCGAAATGCTCAAGCTGTTTGCCCAGATCGGTCGCTCGCAGGGCGAGGCGTCGTTCAACAAGGGCGATGGTGGTGCTGGCTCGTTCGGCATGACCCCGGCTGCGGCGCAGGCGAGGATTGCTGAGTTGAAGGGTGATCGTGCGTGGACGCAGAAATACGTCGCGGGCGATGCCGAGGCGCGGGCTGAGTTTGCACGCCTGCACCAGCTGGCTTTCCCGGAGTGATGCGGTAATCGCATCTCTGTGGAGAAAAAATATGCACAACTCTGAAATTCGTCTAGAATGTTTGAAACTGGCGCATCGCCCAGACAGATCGGCACAGGAAAACATCGCTGTTGCCCGTGAATATCTGTCTTGGGTGGGAGCCATCCCGACAACTGCGGAGACGCAGCCGGGTGACGGGTCGAAAGCGGCCAAGCTGGCCCCGCCGAATAAGCGGACAAGCCTTCCGAAAACTGGCGCGAAAGCGTCGGAGTAATCAACCAAACCCTCGGAGGGTATTATGTCTTTTCAAGTTACTACGCACTTTGTGCAGCAGTACTCGACCAACATCCAGCTTCTGCTCCAACAGAAAGGCTCGAAGCTGCGTGATGCGGTCACCGTGAACAGCTACGTCGGTAAGGCGGCCAAGGCCGTCGAACAGGTCGGCGCTGTTGAGCCTGTCAAGAACCAGTCGCGTCACTCGGACACCCCGCTGATCAGCACCCCTGCTGATGCGCGCTGGGTCTACCCGAACGACTATGATTGGGCTGACCTGATCGACGATCAGGACAAGCTGCGCATGCTCATCGACCCCACCAGTTCCTATGTGCAGAACGGCGTTTATGCGCTGGGCCGTGCTCAGGATAAGGAAATCATTGCAGGCCTGTTCGGTTCGTCGAACACCGGCGAAAACGGCAGCACCGCTGTTGCTTTCCCGTCGGCCCAGCAAGTCGCTGTTGGTACGGGTTCG